AGATACTAGACAGCATACAAAAGACCATATTGTAGATATAATCGCGGGAGTCTATTTGGAATTGCTTAAGGAATTCTTTATATTTGAAGAAAATAAGCCATTTCCTATTTATGTATTTGAAAAACCTGACGTTAATAGGTTAGCCGATAAATCTCTAACAAAAGATGGAATTCATATTATTATCGGTATTAAAATGGAACATTCCCTGCAGTTGATGTTACGTAACAAAGTATTAGAAAAAATTGGAGAATACTGTGACCTGCCATTAATAAATAGTTGGGACTCTGTCTTAGATGAGGGAATTAGTAAGGGGTCTACAAATTGGCAGGTGTTTGGCTCAAGAAAGCCTGGAAATAAGGCGTATAAATTAACCCAATATTGGGACATTAAGTATGATTCAAGCGACGGCGAGTTTATGATGGAAGAAAAAGACTGCGAAACAGAGTTTGATATGTCTAAAGATATACATAAAATATCTGCTAGATATACTGAGAATCCATCGTTTGAACTTAATTCACGAATGAAAGACGAGTATGAGAAACTAAAACTACAAGCAAAGCCAAAAAAAACAAATACCAACAATACTAAAATTATTTTGAAGCACGATGACTCTAATAATGATGAAGCAGAAGAGATTAGTTTAAATGATATTAAAAACGCTGAAATTTTAAAACGCGCGGTAGAACAAATGTTAAACATGCTTACCCTAAACGAGTATCATGTAAAGGAAATTCATAAATATGCTCAGGTTCTGCCAGAAAAATACTATGAGCCTGGGTCGCATTTACTTAATACAAAGGTTGCTCTTGCTTTAAAGCATACCGACGAACGCCTGTTCTTATCATGGGTTATGTTAAGGAGCAAAGCAAGTGATTTTAATTATGATACAATCACCGAATTATATGTGCGATGGAAGAAGGATTTTAAAGATAGACCAGATGGTGTTACCAAGAGGTCTATTCTATATTGGGCAAAGCAAGATGCATACGAAGAATATCTTAAGGTGAAGCAAGATACGGTTCAGCACTTTCTTGACGAAACCTTGGCTACTCCTACAGACTATGATTTTGCGATGGTTCTGTTTCAAATGTTTAAAGATAAATATGTATGCACTAGCGTTGCAAATAAGACTTGGTATACGTATAGAAATCATCATTGGGAGCGTGATTTGGGCAATTCATTGCGGCTATCCATTTCACGAGAGATGTATAATTTATATCAGGATAAACAGAGGTCTTATGTGATTGAAATGCAACATTTTGAAGCAACCGATGAACGTTATGAAGAGTCTAAAAAGAAAATTAGACACGTTTCAGAATTATCGTGTAAATTAAAGAAGACAAATGATAAGAGTAATATATTTAAGGAGGCGGCAGAAATATTTTACGATAAGGAGTTCGTTAGTAAAATGGATGAAAATAGATACTTGATGTGTTTCTCTAATGGTGTCATTGATATTAAGAATAAGGTTTTCAGAGATGGTTATCCTCAAGATTATATCACTAAAACTACCGGAATTGTTTACAGACCATACAATCAGTTAGCAGATGCTGTGATTGCTTCTCAAATTATGATATTTATGGAGCAGTTATTCCCTGATAAGGAACTGAATAGATATGTATGGGACCATTTATCATCGGTTTTGATTGGCGAAAATATAAATCAAACATTTAATATTTATAGAGGAAATGGCTCTAACGGAAAATCATTATTGACAGATTTAATGAAGTGTGGGCTCGGTGAATATGCTGGCACAGTTCCCGTAACACTTGTAACTGATAAACGCGTTAGTATTGGTGGAACATCATCAGAGGTTGCTCAATTAAAGGGTGTTCGTTATGCTCTTATGCAAGAGCCGTCTAAGGATGCTAGAATTAACGAAGGTATGATGAAACAATTAACTGGTGATTCAACCATGCAAGCTCGCGCGCTATATTGCGAGTCAGAGAACTTCAATATTCAGTTTCATTTATGTGTGTGCACAAACACATTGTTTGAAATATGCAGTAATGATGATGGTACTTGGAGACGCATTCGTGTTGTTGAGTTCATGTCAAAGTTTGTGAATCCTGAAGACCCTGTTATTGATGATACTCCGCATCAATTTCCTAAGGACCCTCTTCTGAAGGAGAAACTACCTATTTGGGCGCCAATATTTATGGGTATGCTGGTTCAACGCGCATTTGAAAACCAAGGAGTCGTACAAAATTGCGATATTGTAATGTCGGCATCTAATAAGTATAGACAGGGACAAGACCATATTGCTGGGTTTGTTAGTGAGATGGTTCTTAGAAAAGAGGGAGCAAAGATTGCGAAGCAAGAATTGGCTCAGCAGTTTAAGGTTTGGTTTCAAGACACTCAAGGTAATAAGAAAGCACCCAAGGGTGTTGAGTTATATGAATATATGGATAAGAAGTTTGGTAAATGCAGAAAGGATGGTTGGGCAAATGTTCAGATTATTTATGAAAATGAGAAAGATGAAATTGAAGACATGACTGAGATGTAATTTGGTAAAAGGTTTGTTATATTATATTTTTTTTATAATATATAATATAACTTTTGTTATGCTGTTTAGTAAACGGTTGTTTAGTAAATGGTATTTAATTATAAATTAATATATGCATTCTTTGGTAATAATTCTTTAATCTTAGAAATAGTATTATAAGCAAATGCAATAATATAAATTATTACAAATGGATATATTATAAAGCATATTAATATAAAAATTTTAAAAATAAAACTATAACTACTCGGCGTTAAAAAAATACATATAAAAAATACAAAAACTGCTATAATATATATCCATTTAAGAAAACTATACCACTTATTGAGATTATCAACTCCTTGTCCTTCATAATATGATTTTCTGTCGCTAGTAACAACATCGGTATTTATTGAGTTAATTTGTCCATCCACTAATTCGTTTACTGTTAAATAACTATTATATAAATCAAAAGAATTTGTATACGAAGAGTGTAAACTATTATATGTATCTAATAAAGTTTGCGCATTGTCAACTGCATCAGTAAATGCCGTTGCGGTTTGGGCCGTTAATGCTGTAGATTGAGCAGTAATTTTAGATGAAAGTACTTTATTATATCCGGCAGTTCCTTCTGTATAAGTAATATAATTCTTTTCAGCGGTATCTAATTGAGTTGGAGCAGTATCAACATTTGTTTGAGCATTTACGTAATTTTGCTTAAGTTGGTCCGTTTTTTGTTGTTGTTGGCATGTAGGCCCACATGTTAATGCGCTTGCCGATTGAGCAACTAAGTTATTTATTTGGGTAGTTGTATCGTTTACTTGCTGAGGCACTACTGTTGCTGTTTGTGTTTTTGCTGTTTGTTGTAATTTTTGCCCTTTTTGATTTTGGAGCTGCAAAAATTGTTGTTGTATATTTTGTAAAGACCACATTGTTATTATAATGCTATATTATTCTATTATTAAAATTTTACTTATTCAATAATAAAATATAGATATTTTGTTAAATTTGTTAATTTTGTTAAGTTTGTTAATTATTAAAGGAATCAAATATTGATGAAACCGAACCACCAACATAAGATGTGGCGCCTGATGCAGACCGCCTAAATGCTCCTGGGAAATCGCCTGCTGTGTCAGAAATTGTTTGCATAAAATCGGAATTACTTGCAGCAGCAGAGCCACTGGCTTGAGATTGTGTTGTTTCGCTATAGGGGCGCGTTCCCGTCGGCAATTCATCGTTTGATACGCATTTATTAGTTGGCGATGGAACATACGTAAATCCAGTATCACAGCAAGCCTGAGCCATACATGTTAACCCAACGCCCATCCATGGGTCTGAAGAACCATGAGGGTTACTTGTATCAACGTATGGTTTCTTTGGAGGACTATATCCCCAAGAATATTCTTGATAGTTCATGTTATCTCGCGATGCGGCCTCAATTAATTGTTTCCAGATTACAACAAATGCTATAACGCCGATTATAATAAATAATACAACATAAATGGAATTAGGAAGAATGCCCGAATTTGCTAATAATGCTAAAAATATAATTGGTATACAAAAAAACACAATAGTTTTCATTATTCTAGCATGGTCTGCATACTTTTCTCCATAATATGTATTTATTTCAACCAGTCTTAACTTATTATTCTTTTCATCCTCAATTACCTTTAACCGTTTTTTAGCATCATTCATTTGTTTTTCAACGACGTCTAGAGAGTTTATTTGATGACCAATTATATTTCCAACATTAGTTGCGGTATCACTATAATATTCTTGTTCGCTGGTTAAACTCTCAAATAAACTTTCTCGCATAGTTGCCGCATTATTTATTTTGTCAACTAGACTCTGTTGTTGTTCTCTTGTCAATGATTTGCTAGCAAGTCCGCTTTCTAATGTTCTAAACAAATCAGTTTCAACTGCTTGTAGATTTTGAATATCGGTTATTATATCGGCATTTCTATCTTCAACTGGGGTTCCCATTGTATAAAATATATCAAGATAATTATATATATTTTATATTTGTTTTATATTTGTTTTATATTGTTTTATGCGCTTCCTTTTTTAAGCAACTGAATAGTCAATAATAATACTATAACAGCAATACCACTCCATAATATATAACCATAATTATGCTCAGATGCAACTAACTCGCTGTCTTTTAATATATTATCATAACTGATATAATCAACGTTATTGTATTTTGAAAATTGTCTATTATATGCAATGTATTTTTCTAATATATTATCTAAATAATTCTTATTAATTCCCATTTGTTCAATAACAGTAGAGTCAAGCGCTTCTAGATAATTAATGACTTCAATAAGTTCGCTAGATAGTTCGCTTAATTGCGCGCCTAAATCCGCTACACTTGCCTGGTCTGCTTGAATTTCTTTAGATAACCCGCATTTTGTACTCCGCGTCATTGGTGTGCTTGATATAGTTTTAGAACTCCAAAAATTGCTATCAACATTAACAATTTCTTTAGAACAACTGCTAATATCTAGTAATATGGTTGGAACATTATTTGTTGTTCCATACAAAGTATTTGGATATTGGGTTATAACACCATAATTATCAATGTATCCTAATTTTCCTAAGTATTCCTTATGACCTATATCTTGTACTTGATATGCAGCATTTACTGCAGACCGTCCATATAAACGATTATCTCCGCCAATCTGCGTGGACGCAGCAGAGCCATACTTTTGGGCGTTTGCTAAATTGTTACTTACATAACACTGGGAATTTCCCACGGTTCCTCCCTGAAGACCAAAATATTGAAATCCGTTTGATTTTGCATATTGTCCACATTTAGCGACCGAGTAATCTTGTCTATTTGGTATAAGATTTGACGCTCTAATTTGCGTATACTTCCACGACGAATTTGTATTTACTATGCTTCTATTAGAAGAATCTAGTATGGATAATAATAACCCAGCAGGGCCTCCCATATTTTGCACTTCTACGGATATATAATTTAAACCTGGAGGTAGAACTACATTAATTCTAATACCACGACCACCACCACCCCAACCACCATCTATTCTTCCAACCAATGCGCCGTTTAAATATACAGAAGAAGCATTATCGCATATACCATAAATTGATGCGTTAGTATATCGTGAACCAGTAAAATTAAAACTACCAATTAACGTTACTGGACTACCAACATTATTAGGCGCGTTTCTTTGTGCGTTTCTTGTATACCAAATCCACTTTGCGCTTTTATCTAAAAAGTCTCTAACTCCCCAAGGACCAATGTTATAATCACCACATACATAAACAGATGGATAACTAGATAAAACCGGACCACTAGTTGTCATTGATCTACTACTGGCGCTATCAAGATAACACCCTAAATAATTTATACTTGAACCAACAGATGAATATAATGCATTTGCTAAATCGCCTCCATAGTATTTTCCATCACTTCCAGTTGAACACTTTGGAATGTTTTGGCCGCTGGACGTAACTGCGCTATATGTAGAACCAACCGAACAATCGCCACCAGTTCCCGCAGTGTCAACGTTGCTTAATGCGAAGTATCGTTTTTCATTATTAATTGCCGCATCTTGACATTGTGAAAAGTTAAAATTTCTTCCTGATATTTTAGTTAGGCCATTACTTGTAGCAACACCACCGACAGAAGCAGTTGGGTCGTTATATGCTCCTAAATAATCGGATTGTGGATTTGATACAATCGTATTAACATATACATTTTTATTAAGAATTGCATTATCTGAGATTTTCGCATTATCCTTAAGATAGTTTTTTGTTGTGGACATTAATTGTGCGTGAGCAGTTTTATATCTTTCTAAAGTACTTGAAAACTCTGTTTGAAGGTCAGTTAATTCTTGTCCAGCGCTTTGCACGGTTCGTGTTTGTTCTCTTAATTGTCTTGATCTATCTATTGGGTTTCCTGAGTTGCCACTCATTAATATAATAATATATAAAATAATTATATTAATAATAATATCCGACTTCTAATTATTTTAATTAGTTGGGCTTAATTTTAAAAAAACCATTATTATAATTACTAATAGAAATGTCCATATAGAATATACGACTGGACTATTTAGATTTGCTGTTAGTAGTATTGTGCTAACAATAAAAATTGTTGATAATATAACACTTATAACATTTCCACCAGAACCTGGAAATAAAACGAACTTTCCAACTAAAATTAACATTATTATTAGTGAGGTTAACCATAAATAATACCGCGAATATGACTTTTCAGTTTTTAGTACTTCGTCATCATACTCTCTATCTAAGTTATTAAATTCATCTAATAATCCTTTTATTTTATCTTGTTCTTCTTTTAATTTATTATGGTTGCGAATTAAATAAACGTCGTTAATAGATTCAGTGTTAATATTTCTTGATAATGGCGCGTTTATATTTCTTGATACTGCAATCATTTCATTAGTTATTGCGATTAACTGTTTATTTATATTCCTTAAAATAACTAATTGCCTAGAAACTTCTCGTATAATTAAACTGTCGCTATCTTTACCATTTGCGATTTTTCCACTTTCTCCTCTATATAAGTTACATATTTTAGACAATGAATTAAATGTTGCTGCGGTGCAAGAATTATTTGCTCTGCATAATGTTTCGCATAATTGCGGGGTCATATTTCTATTGTTTGAAATTAATGTTGCGCCCGTATATGTCATTTTAGGTAAAGTAATAAAAGTGCTAGATGATGTTGGGGAATTAGCAAGACTGATATATGTCGCGTATTCTGCTTGATATTCTGTCATTTTTGCTTTGAATTGAGTTTGCAAAGCCTCTAATCTTAAAATATCTGATTCTGTGCTAATAGCATTTTGCATTATTTATATATATTAATAAAATAATAAGATACATTTCATTTGTTTGATAATCACTTAACTAACTAATTATACTAATTGCGCCTAATAAAAAGAAAAATAGATGCTCCTAAACCTAGTAGGAATATATAGCCACTAGAATTGGCCTGATTACATTTATATTTAATATCCAGGTTATTGTATCCGTTTTGATAAATATTATTGTTTTTATAAATATTATTGTTTTTATTATAATTGTTGTAGTTCTTGTAAGTATCGTCTAATTTTCTTATATATTTTTTAATAGATTCGCTCATGAGTTTATTCAGGTTGTATGATAAATTAACATGAGGTTCTGTTTTGTTTTTAATAATATGAAGATTATTAACAGGTGTGCGCGTTTTACTAGATTTGTTTATTTTATAAATTTGATAAATTAAGTCATGCATTTTTTAATTATATTTATAGTATTAGAAAATGTATTATACGGTTATCGGCATTTGAGTTGGCTTTGAATATACTTTAAACATTGTTATAAGAACCATAATAATTCCAACTATCATAGAAACGTTAGATACATATTTATTAAAGTATAAATTTTTTGATTCATCTATTAATAATTTAGAACCATTTGAATTATTTGTTACGCCGTTATATTTAGTTATTAATGAAGTGTTTTTGGTTTTCTCTGTTGAGATTTTGCGATTTAAATTGTTTATTAGTTCC